GCCTATACTATTTAATAAAAATGAGACGGCCTTTGACACGTATGGTCTGGGTGAGCTTAATGTAACCAAAGGTACAGCCACAAGGGAGCGTAACGGGAATTATACGCTATATGCAGAAATTCCCGTCAACGACCCGATGGTCTCAATCTTACAAAAAGAGATGAAACTGAAAGCTGACGCTGGGCTTCGTACCAAAAATCAGACCTTTGAAATCTCACGAATTGTTAAAGATAGCAGTAACATCGTTAAAATCTATGGCCAACATATCTCGCACAAACTAGAATACATGGCTATTAGGAATGGATTAATCTTAAACGGTACAGCATTTAACGCTTTATCACTTTGGAGAAATGCCCTTATCGGTGATTATAGCTTTGATGTCTGGTCGGATATCCAAACGAGTGCTACTACTACCTTAAATATCGACAAAGTAACTAATGCCCGTCTTGCTCTTGGTGGTGTTGAAGGTTCTATCCTTGATATCTGGGGTGGTGAGTACGAGTTTGACAACATGACAGTCAGACTGCACAAGCAATTAGGCCGTACCGCACCAACCGTATTAGAGTATGGTCGCAATATCCTAAGCGCTGAAACAGACGAAACCATCGAAGACGCTTATACAAGTGTGTTGCCATTCGCTACATACACACCAGAGAAACCAGAGGGCGACACAAGCGACAGTCAGCCAGACCCTATCACGGTAACAATCCCAGAGAATTATGTAGATAGTAAATATAAGGCATTATACGCACATCACAGAATTAAGGTCGTAGACTTTTCAAGCGAGTTTAATAGCGATAGCAAGAAAAAGAACATTCCAAACGCTGACAAGTTACGAAAACTAGCCAGTGACTACATGGAACGCAACTCAATCGGTAAGCCTAAAATCAATACCAAAATCGAGTATGTGGACTTAGCCAAAACGCTAGATTATGCAGATAGGGCATGGATTGAAGAGCTTGAACTATGCGATATCGTGCCTATCTATTATCCACAGATTGGGCTTACAGATGAAACTGCCAAAGTAACCACTATCACTTATGACTTTGTGAACGAACGTAATGCAAGCGTAGAGTTTGGCGAAATCGGTACGAATGTACGGGCCACTATGCAAAGCGGTCTGGCTGGCAAGGTTGATGAAATCGCCAAAGCACAACAGAACCTTGAGAACAGCTTACCAGACTATCTATTAAACGCTCAAGGAAATAAAGTCTGGTACAATCGTCCAGATGAAAACGTTGAGCATAAAGTCGGCGATATCTGGTTCGAAAAGAACGGTCTCTATGACCGAATGTATATCTGGAACGGCTCAATGTGGGAGAAGCGCATTGACACAGAAGATGTGGACAAGGTAAAGAAAGAGGTTGATAAGCAATTAGAGGAAGCTAACAAGCTAACCGCTATTGAGATTGAGAAAGCTAACGCAAAGGCACAAGAGGCCTTGGTTAAAGCCGGCACGATACCAGATGCCAGCAAGCTATCTGAACAGATTAAAACGCTAATTTTGAACAGTCCAGACTTGAACCAGAAAGTCACAGAAACGCTCAATCAGACTGATAGCACGGTAATCTACAACAAGATTTACCAAAATATCAGTCAAGAGTTTACGAGCAAACAGGAAGGCGAGTATCTGGTCAATCGTTTGGGTCAAACAAATAAAGACTTGGACGATATCACTAGTAAAATTTCTAAGCAAACAGTAGAATTCCAAAAGCTGACTGAAACCAACAAATTGTACGAACGTATTATCGGTACATCCGAGACAGACGCACCCGATAAGGTATCACGGCTTGTTATGTCTAGTGAGATTTTTCAAACGGAAGTCAATAATCTCGTCGTTAGTGATAACAATCTGATTGTAAATTCCCAAACCATGGATAAAAACACGGTGACGGGTGAGCGCCCCGGCGTCATGATTACGCCCCAAAATGGAATCTTCACGATTTATGCCCGAGAACTAACGAGTTTTAACTGGGGCGGATTCACACTTCCATTGTACGTTCCTAAAATCTTAAAAGGCGAAGTCTATACTTTAGGATTCAAGTATAAAATCATGCAAAAACTCGACCATGAATTTTGCGTAACGATCAAAAATCACTCACAAAACAAGTCAGTTTTGCTGAAAATTGTCGCCAATCCGGAGACTCCCGTATCAACCGAATGGCAAGAATTTCAAGGCACTTTTACCATGGTTGAAGACTTGGAATTCGACCAAGTGGGGAACAATCCGGTATTTTTCTATCTCGTAAAAAACGGATATGTCCAAATTAAAGAGCCTATGCTCGTTCGTGGGCCTCACACAGGATCGTATAAGCCGAGTCAATTTGACGACGCCTATCGTTCAGTCGAAGCTACACGGACGCAAGTGACACAACTTGCGGGTTCGTGGTCAGTCAAAAATCTAAGTGGCGCGGGCGACGTACTAAACTCTATCAATCTACTTGCTAACGGTACGAACCGAATAGATGGAAGTCTAACGCATATCACAGGTCAGACCAAGATTGATAATGCAGTCATTAAAGATGGTATGATCGCTAACTTAAACGCTGATAAAATCACGGGTGGCACAATTGATGCAAGTAAGATTAACGTGATACATATTGATGCAAGCCAGATAAACGCTGGTGTAATGCAAAATATGACGATGCGAGGCGGTCGGATCGAATCTCTGAATGGCAGGATGAATATTGATCTACAAAATGGACAGATTAATATTTTAGATAATGGTGCTGGCTTAACTCGACAAGGTACTAACTTACCGACTCAAATTCTCCGCATGATCGATGATACGCAAATTACGAATACTGGTAAGAAATACTCAACTCTCACGGTTTTAGGCTCAACCAGAGATAAAAACGCATTGACGCACGTAAGCGGTTTTGCTGGAATGCGTATATACAACCGAGATGAAACACTAACTGAACTTGTTGGTGACCAGATTATTTTATACACAAATAACACAGAGCGTAGCCCTTGGATATTTAAGGCTGGTACAAACAAAGACCATCACAGATTGATACCATCAAATGATAACGGACAGAAACACTCAATCGGACGGTCAGATAAACCGCTACACGAGTTGCACGTAGGCGAAATTTATTTGAATGGTGTACGTTTGAAGATGGCTCTGAAAGATATGCTAAACCGCATGGGTTACGTAGGAAATGAACGATGGGGGGATAGAGTTAATTAGATGGAAACAACAGATAAAATCATCAATGAACTAGCTATTAAGGTAGCTAATTTGACCGTAGAGAGCGCTAATTTCAAGGTGCTATACAACGAAGCCTTGGAAGAAAATGAGCGCTTAAAACAGTCACTAGAGCGTGTAAATAGCGTACTAGAAAATGACAAAGACTTAAAAGAACTTTTTGACGAAGTCGCAAATAAGGAAGGATAATATATGACATTTAAAGTAGTAAACAAATACGCACAAGATGCTAACCGCACATTCGTAGCAATTCGACAAGAGAACCCTTATACAGCCTTTGACCGTGTCTTGATTGGTGACCGTACCAATGACACGGATGAGGCTCTTATTGAGGCTGTACTGGGTCAAATCGCAACAGAGTTTAACCCCGCTGACGGAGTGAAGAAGTTGCAAGAAGATTTGCACGTACAAGCTGAAAGCTACGAGCAAAAACTAGCTGAAAAAGACACTAAAATTGCAGAAGTAAAAGCGGTGGCAGATTGGGCAGTATTGGCCCGTGTGACTGACACAGATAACCCACTTGATCCAACAATTTACAAGCGTGGCCTTGAGTTGGTTGACCTTGGTAAAACTGGCAAGACCTACAAATCACAAGAAATCTTTGCAATCGAAGACACTACGCATAATGCCCTTTATGGTGAGGGCAACCGTGTTATGGTACAAGTCAACAGTGATTTTACCTATAATGGTGAAACCCTAGACCAACTCGCAAGCCTTGAACAAAATGGTAAGTTAGCAGTCTGGAAGTGGACGAAGCCAAAAGAAAATACAGATTTGGAAACTCAACCACTAGCTTAGAATTGAGGTGATTGGGTGACATTCTCTGATTTGATCGCACACCTCGCCCCGACTTTCGGAGTGATTGCTACTGGGTGGTTCGGGATGAAGGCTACTAAGTCCGCAAACCTCAATAAAGAGCAGTTTAAGGAATTGAAGGACGAACTAGGCACAATCCAGAAGTCAGTTGAAACCGTCCAAGCAGTGGGTGAGGACAACAACAAGAAAATTGATGAAGTGAATGACAAACTAGTAGTACACGATGAAGCGCATCTAGTCACAATGTATTTGAGACTAGAGCGTGACATCTCTACTGCTATCGAGCGTGGATATACTACGGTACATGAGAGCGACATCATTCACAAAATGCACAAAAGCTACAAGAAATTGGGTGGCAATGGCTACATTGATGCCCTATACAGTAAATACAACAATTTAGAAGTGAGGAAGTAACATGAACAAGATTAACTGGAAAGTACGTTTTAAAAATAAACAATTCGTGACACGCTTGGCGCTTGCCTTAGGATTGCCTATTTTGGCTTACTTTGGTATCAAATTTGAAGATTTGACAAGTTGGGGTGCGGTATTCGGTCTACTTGGTAAGTTTATTTCAAACCCTTATCTTGTAGGTTTGACACTATTCAATGCTTGGAATATCGTGCCAGACCCTACAACCGCTGGGTATGGGGATAGCAAGCGAGCATTAGGCTATGAAGAACCTAGCGAAGATTAATATTTTTATACTGGCAATCATCTATTTTTGGGTGGTTGCCTTTGATTTTAGAAAGGAGCAGTAATGGCTACTTTAAATGATATTTTAGGATACGCTGAAAGTCTGGCTAACCAAGGTATCGGAGCTGATGCAGATGGAGCATACGGGACTCAATGCGTGGACTTGCCAAACTCCATCTCTATCAATTTCTTTGGTAAGGCGCTCTGGGGCAATGCTATTGACTTGCTCAATTCTGCCCGTGATTTAGGGTACGAGGTCGAATATAACGAGGCCAGAAACGTGAATAGCAAACCACGAGCCGGTGCGGTATTCGTTCAAGAAACTATCTATCTATTCGGACATCCATACGGTCATACTGGCCTAGTGATTGAGGATAGCGATGGATACACGATGCGTACTATCGAGCAGAATATTGATGGCAATGCTGATAGCCTTTATGTCGGAGGGCCGGCACGATATAATACCCGTGATTTTA